GATTGAGTCCGTGTTTCTTGTCGTGGCGGCCCGGAAAACCTACGGGAGCATATACCAGAGGTTTGCGTCCGACCCCGAAGGGCTCAAGTTTATCCTAGGCGACGACATGGTGGTGATTGGCGAGCTTCCGAACCCCATGGGCCCGGCGTACCCGCCCATCCCCCATCAGGTTCCGCGTTATATGGCGTTTGCTTTTGTGCCGCCTGAGATCGTGAACAATGCTTACATTTACAAGCCGATGGGGATTTTCTCCATGGAGAACAAGATCGTGAAATCCGCGCAGGTGATGGACATGATCAAGCTCAACATGGGGAATCCAGGCTTTGACACGCAAGCGGCAAGCAAGTATTTGGCCGTTGACATTCAAGGCATCAACGAGGCCGAGAAGTGGTTTAGAGAAGTTCCCATGATTCCTCTAGCGATGATTCCGCCAGAGCTTCTTCCCATGATTCTTCCGCCCCCTGGCGGAGGTTCCACGAACAAGAAGAACACGCCAGGGATGAAATCAGGCCCGAACGGAAACGGGGCGACGTTTGCGCCGCCCAATCCCGTCAATCGTCAGCCGGTGGCTCCATGAAGAAGATCCCGGCCATGATCCGTGAATGGTTTTCGCCCAAGGCTTTGCAGGGCTTGGACGTTCAGGACGTGCTCTCGGCGATGGCTGACCCCGTGATCCGAAAGATTTGGGTTTCAGATGTTTATGACGAATTGCAGAGGCTCAATTTGGAAGTGGACGCCCGGTTATCGAGCGGAAAAGCCTCAGACGTGACAGATTTGGCGGCAAGACGAAAAGCCTATCAGGACGTTCTCTTAGGCGTTCTCTCCGCCAGAAGACGGGTGAAGAGCCTCAATCCGCAGTCAGGGACGTTTGATCTTGACAGCGTGACGGTTCATCCCGTTTGAGACATTCAACAAAGATAGCCCACAATCCTGAGATGGACGGGCCTAGGAGATCAAAATGGGAGTAGAACTAGCGGCAGAAGATGTTCAAGACGTAAGCGTTGTTTTGTCACAGGCACAACCGCCTGAATCGGCACAACCCGCAAATCAGCCTTCTCCAGTCAAACTGGACAAGGAGACGGTTCGCGCGGCGACGATGCAAGCGGCCAGGCAGGGCATTGATCCCTTCAGCATGGTGGTAGGTGATCTGAACCAAGGACAATCCCCCCATGGGGGGCAAGCTCCTGCTCCACAGAAAACTGTACAGGCTGAAACTCCTGTAGAAGTGCCTGAAAAGTTCAAGAAACCGACTGGGGAAGTGGACGTTGAGAAGCTAAAGACTTCCACCGAGCGGCTTGATGAGGCGATTGAGAAAAAAGAACAGGCGATTAGTAAATCGATTGACGATTACGTGACGGAATACCGCACCAAAGAGGCCAAGCTGAGAAACCTGCCCAACCCTGAAAAGTTGGCGGCAAACCTTCAGACGCCACCTCCTGCGGTGGTTCCTCCTCCGGTTCCGATGGACCCGAACATGATCCGCGCCCGTATTGAACAGGACTTTGAGCGCGATAAGATCGGGACGTTATCGGACCTGGTGGATATCATGATCAAACAGCGCATGGGGTCTGAAATTGCCCCTTTACGCGAGGATCTTGAACAAGTCCGCATTGATCGACAGGACCGACAGTTGCGTTCGAACTTGAAGGATTTAGCGGACAAAGATCCAAGGATTTTAAATCCGAGGGTATTTGCCGCGATCACGGCCAAGCTCGACGCCACGCCTGAACTCTGGAACTTAAAGAACCCTCATAAAGCCGCTTGGCTGGACGTTAAGGATGAGTTGCGTCTGGGTGACGCGCCGCAAGGCGTGTCGGCACAACCCAGCAGGTCGCCAAGCCCGATTCTGGGCGGCGGCACACCACCTCCTGCCCCGTCGTCGTCAGACAGTACTGCGCTTTCGGTCGATACGCTCTTGCAGGCCGCCTCTCGTCTTGGACGTGACCCGAGGGACGTTAAATACGACCCTCAACAGGCCGCGAACATGCGCGCCGCCGCCAAAGAGCTATTCGATAGATTAGACCGTAATGCGCGTCGCTGACGTATCCGTCCGCTAAACATTTAGTGCAAAAAGGGCCTTGTCATAAACGTCTAACGACGTGACGGACTAGGCAGATAATATGGCAGATACTAATACCAGTACCACCAGCAACGATAACTTGATGGCGGCGTACTTCAGCCAGGACATGATTGCGCGTCTTGAGCCGAATACGCCGCTCATTGAGTTTGCCGTCAAAGATGACCTTCCTCTTCGCACGGGTAAAACCGCGACGTTTAACGGATGGCGTTCTTTGGACGGCGCTTCGACCTCGCTCTCAGAAGGCACCGCGAACTCGCTTCCGGCGCTTTCTTCCCGCAGAGTCGTGGCGACCATCGTGGGATACGGTCGTGGCGTAAAGCTCACGGACCTGTTCCAAATGACCTCGTTCTTCGATGCCGTCAATGGCGCGATGGATGTTTTGACGGATTCTGCGAGGAAAACCGTTGAAAAGATGTGTCAGATGGGTATTTATAAAAACAGCATCCTAAAAAATGCAAGGACAACGACGAATCTGTCGAGCTATATGTCGTCCGTCGCGTCGGCCTTCTGTGCGATCAACGGGACACACAGCGGGGATCTTCAGTTCCAGTTCCCCGCCGTATTCGGAGCTTCTGTGGCGCGGTTAAGCGCTATTGGAGCCGTTGCTCCTACCACGTCGGCGCAACTCTCGGTCTTTTCCACGCGAAAAGCCGTGACGCGCCTTCGTTCAAGAGATGCTCAGCCGATGGCGGACGGGTACTTCATTGGATACGGAACGCCTCAGTCCCTGCACGGCCTGAGACGTGACCCCACATGGGCTGTCTGGAATACTGCCCAGAACTCGAAAGAGACGATGTATCGGGGAGAAGCAGGCCGCGTTGAGAATGTTCGGTTCATCAACTCGACCATGGCTTTCCGGTACGCGGTGGCGGCGCACTCCATTAACGGCGTGTTTATCTTCGGACAGGGAGCCTTCGGCTTCACGTCCTTGGATGGCATGGTGAAAATGATGATCGCAAGAGGTCCGGATAAAGCGGACACTTGGGACCAGTTTACACCGGTAACCTACAAAGTCTACGGGGCGGCGGTGGCGTTAAATCCATCGGCGGGCTGTATTCTTTGGGTCGCAGAGAAACTCTAAACCAAGCCCCGGGGGTGTAAAAGCCCCCGGGCACAATTTAATGAACATCTCAGTGACAACGCCCGTCTTAAACGAAGTAGACCTGATTGGATATTCGATCATGGCGGCAGAACCTTATGTGGCGGAGTTCGTTTATACGCTTGACGAGGCTTCCACTGACGGCACTCAGGACATCCTCCATTACTTAAAAGAGAAGTATCTACATGAACGCCTCGTGATTATTGAAACGCCGACGTTTCATCCTTCCGATATGAGGGCGTATAACAATGCTTTCAATGTGGCGATTGACGCTTCAAAAGGAGATGTCTGTTGGTTTTTGCACCCGGACATGATTTTGACGGAAGGCGGAGCCTTGGAAGGGGAGGCTTTGGCTTGGTGGATAGACGTGACGAGTTATGCGAAGGACTTGGATACCGTGGTCACGAAAGGGAGGTGTAACCAATGGAAGAATATACACGCGAAGAAATTCGGCTTGCACTATTTCGGTGGGTATGGGTCCGAGAACGAAGATTTCTACCATTCGGCAATAACGGGGACAACGCACAAGCATTATGGGACAGACTTCTCAGAGTATCCGTTCCAAGTCTTAAAGAGTGCGTTCAAAATTAACCATTACTGTGAGACAAAGGATTACGAACGGCGCTTCGAGAAGATGAAGCTCTGTCTCAAGACGCAGAATCCAAAGATGTCGGATGAAATGATTGCTGAATTGGCGGCCAAGCATCCCCGGGTAACGCTTGAGTCGTCGAACGAGCAGTTCGGGCGATTTGCGTTTGGGCCGCGCACAGACCCCGTTCCTGATGTTTTTTTAAAGCACAAAGAGGAGTTCATGCAGTTCAAGAAAGAGGAGGCATTATCACATGGCTAATGGGTACAGAGTAAGACTGGAAAGTGCGGTATCCGATGGAACAAACATTTACACCGAAATGAAAATATCGAGTCCGACTCAGACGTTGCCTTTGGTGAGGCCGTCATTTCCTGTGGGAACGTCGGCGGCTTCGATCGTTGCTTATATGCAGAAAATGGCCGATAACGGGCCTACGCTTGCTTCGGCTATTTCCGACCTTGTCGGCTCAAATGTTTCGGGAGCCTAAAAGGGGAAAATAATGAGAAAAATAATTGGAAGTCTTGTTGTTTCATTGCTGGCGGCATACGGGTCATTTGTTTATGCAGACAGTCAGGCTACATCCTTGGGGCTTGTCCGTGTGCAGATTTCAAGCGCACCCATTGCTCTTATCAATACAACTGTTCCATTCGGGGCATTTGAGTTGATTGGTTGTACGGATTGCATTCAGAGTTCTCTCTGTATTTCTTCCGGGACGGGGACTGGCGCCTACGTTGTTTCTTCGTCGAGCCATTCGATTGGGAGCCTGGCAACCATGGTCCATTGTCGGTAGCAATATATGGCTAAAGAACCCATTCTCAGTTTCGTCATCCCGGTCTATAAGAAATCTCCCGAGACGTTTACTAAATGCCTTCATTCCCTGTTTGACCAGTCGATCAAAGACTTTGAAGTCATCTGTGTGTTTGATGGCCCTGACGCGGAGCTGGAAGCGGTAGCCAAAAGGTACAACGTGACGTCTCTTGTGATTGAGCATGGCGGGGCTTGCAAGGCCCGAAACGCGGGATTTGCGGCTTCGCGCGGTCGGTACGTGGCGCACTGGGACGCGGATTGCTTTATAAAGCCTGAAGCGGCGAAGATTTGGCTTGAAACCTTCGATCGTAATCCAGAAGCGGCTTTCGTCTATTCGGGGTATGAATTCGAAAACGAAGGCGGCGGATTTAATTCAGAGATGTTTGACGAGTATAGCCTTAAGTGCGGCAATTACATTGCTTCCATGTTTCCAGTCAAGCGGGAGTTCTTTCCGGGGTGGGACGAGTCGCTCAAGGCGGCGCAGGATTGGGATTTCTGGCTCTCTGTAGTCGAAAAAGGCGGAAAGGGCATATTTATCCGTGGGTATGGGTTTATAACGGAACTCCCAGAAAAAGACAGCATTTCGTATTCGGGATGGTCTGCGGCCAACCGAGTGGAAACGATCCGAACGGTTCGCAGAAAACACGGCATCCAAGACAAAGACATCGCTGTTTACGGCGCCGTCCATAACCTGAAAGCCCTGCATTTAGCCAAGCTCTTGGGCGGGGATACGCTTAAAGGCTCTGGCCTTCCGGCGAACACGTACAAGATGATCTTAAATCTTGGTTATAGCCAGATGGTTCGCTTTAAAGGAGTCGCCGAAGGCGCGGTCAAGATTCATTACTGGATGCCATGGGATATTGACTGTCTCTATGAGATCGCTCATCGTACCGCTAAAGAAACGATTCGCCTTGCCAATGAGGAGATCACGCACCAGTTCTGCAACGATATCGTGTCACAGAAAAGGCTCAAGGAGCTTGGGATTAAAGCAGAGATTCTGCCGCTTCCGACCGAGATTGATGATTTGGAGTCGGACCTTCCGGCGGACTTCAGGGTCTTAATTGACGTAGACAAAGCGCACGAACCGATTGTGGCGAATTTGGACAAGGACATTCCCTACATCAAGATTGACCGGCTGGAGATGGCGGCTTCGATCTCTAAATACTCGCTTCTCATCAGCTTTCATGAGAATCCTTACGCCGACGAGGGGATGAAGCGCTTTATGTTAAATGGCCGAAACATCATTTCAAACGTTCAGGCTCCCTTCTGCGGGTTCTTTGACTTAGAGCGTGGGCATACGGAGTTCCGAAAAGAGTTGATCGCGCAAATCCGCATGGCACGGAATTATCCTTTCAACAAAGAGGCGCAGGACTACTATAAGACGCTCGTTGATCCTTGTAAGTTCAAAGAACGGGTGTTGGCACTACTTCCGAAGCCTGTTTTAGAGGTGGTTGGATGAACCCTAGAGCGAGTTTTGTAATTCCGGTGTTTAACGGAGAAGCCTATCTTCGGGAGACGCTTGACTCCTGCCTCGACCAGTCCGTGAAACAGCTTGAAGTGGTTGTGGTGGACGACGCGTCTACGGACGGGACCAAGGAGCTGATTGAGTATTTCGTTAAGAAAGACTCTCGGGTTAAGCCTATTTTCCTGACGGAAAATGCTGGATCAGCGAACGCCAGAAATGTCGGAAATCGGGCGGCGCAAGGGCAATATATTTTTGTTCTTGATGGGGATGATAAAGCGACTCGGAACCGCGTGAAGGATACGATCACTTGTTTTGAGGCGAAGAATGCCGATCTTGTCTATGGAGGGTTTATCACGATTGACACGTTTGGGAACATGGAACGCAGGTTTGCCCCGCATCCGTTTACCCGGGAAGCGTCGCTTAAGTACAAGACGCACCAAATCTGTCATTCCACGGTGGCTTACCGCAAAGGGCTGACCTTAAACGTGCAGTACCGGGAAGATCATGCCAAGTACGCGATGGAGGATTTCAGCTTTATCTGGAACGCCCACGCGAAAGGGTACAGGTTTGCCTACGTCAAGAATCCATTCTGCTATTACAGGGTGATGGATAGCTCGCAATCGACCCGAAGAAACGAATCCGAGGTCGTGAAAGCGAAGGAAGAATTTGTCAAAGCACTCGAAATCTAGGCCGTTTCGCATTGCGATGATTCCGACCGCTAATGGCGGCGTGAATTACACGCGCCTCGCGGCATGGGCGTTTGAAATGCGGAAGTATCGGAACGTGGAAGCGAGCGTCCTTTACTTTCAGTACAACCTGATTCCGACGCATCCGTGGCAGAAAGACATCATTTCGGTCCCGCAGATCCGGCAGGACATTGAGTGTTTTGCCAGAGCCTCGGACGCCATGATTTGGCATCCCGTCTTTTACGATCACACCCTTGAATTCTTCAATGAGATCAGGCAGAAGTACGGGAAGCCAACTTTTATCGAGACGGACGACAATTACATTGACGTTCCTGCGTGGAACGAGGCATTTCATTCCTTTGGTCCGACCTCGGCGCATCGGTATATTGCGACGGAAGCGATGGCGTTTGCTGATGGGATGTTCGTGTCAACGCCGCACTTAAAAGAACTTTACGGGAAGTTTAACGAGAACATTCATGTCGTCGAGAATTCTCTTGATTTCAAGGGAGACAGGAAGTTTGTGGGATGGGATCAAGTCTCTGTCCGAAAGCACAAGGGGCTCCGGCTTGGGTGGATTGGCGGGCGGTCGCATTTCAACGATTTGATGATGGTGGCACCTGTTTTGCGGGAGATTCTTGTCAAATACCCCGACGTGACGCTGTGCCTTGTGAATTCGGCGATCCAACCCTCTTGCAAAGCGCTCGGCATAGCGTACCCTTTTGAAGGGCTTACGAACGTGCATTATGCGGATCGGTCGGTTCCGATCAACCGTTACGCGCAGTTTGCGGCGTCTTTTGGGTTTGATATCGGCCTTGCTCCGCTCGAGGACTGCAACTTCAATCGTTCCAAGTCGAATCTACGATGGCTGGAATATTCGGCCATGAAAATTCCAACGATAGCGACTGATATCTCGCATTTCTCGCAGTCTATTCGTGACGGCCAAGACGGATTCCTCATCAAGAACAATGACTTGCAGGAGTGGAAGAACCGTTTGGAAATGCTTATTAAGAGCCAAAGCACCAGAGAAGAAGTCGGCAGGCAGGCGTACAAGCGTGTCAAGAAGGATTTCAACTTAAAGACGAACGCCGC